GGATATAATTTTAGATCTAACTTGCGCCATCTATCATCTGGTCTATCAATTATTTCATTATGTTGTACATCATTTTTTACAATTCTATGATATAGCTTCCAACCGTTTGGATTAGTTGGTCCTGGATAATTTCCAAAATATCCGCTATCCATATAATAAAAATCTATGTTGTCTCTGTAACAACGATCAATCAGTTTACGTTTTGCCATACTTCTAATTACTATAGGATTAGTACCAAAGTCATAATTATAATCGTGTATAGGTAAGTCTGCACCTTGGGCAAACATATTAATATATTCGTCAGTAAGATTCTTACTTAAACATATCATATAATTTTACTCTTTTTAAATGTATAGTGCAAATGTTTGCTAGTTATAGGTTCGTGGCTTACTATGTCAATAAAGTTATATCTTAGAAGAAGTTCTTCTAAAAATTCGTTGTCGTACCCACTTTTATGCGTGTCCCATGTGTCCTCAAATTCTCCTCGTTGCCATCCCCAAAACCCTGCTCTTGCATGATTTTTGTTTTTTTCATTTTTTCTTTTATTCCATTGTCTAATATGAAATGACATATTAGGTAATAACATTTCTATTGTACCCGTGGGTTTTAAAATTGTTTTCCATTTTTGTAAGACTAGTTCACCTTGGGCAAAAGTAAGATGTTCAAAAAAATGTCTTGAGAAAATGTTATCTACAGTATTAGGTTGCACATGCTGATCGATGTCCCAAGCAGAACATACAAAAGTAACACCGGGTAGATTTCTAATATCACTAGTTTTGTATCCATCTTTTGTAGGTGTTTCGCCTGACCCAAACTCAATGTTCATTCATCATCCCCGCTAATTCTGTTTTCCAATCTTGGTGATATTCACAGTTTCGATAGTTTTCAAACCAAGGACCGCCTTCGGTATAATGAATTAATTTTGGTGTGCCGTCCTCTGGCTCTTTATAGTGTCCTACTAACCAATTCCATTCCGGAGATAACTCTCCTACTTCTTTATCTTTTAACCAACTAAATCTGTGTAGATATGCTCCGGTTACGTCAGGATTATTAACTAGGTCTTGGGTAAGTGCCTGGTTAGATTTATGTCCACAGTTGAACAACATTACACTTGACCAATTCTTACGTGGATACACTGTTTGTTGTTGTCCATCCATTTTAGTTGTGGCGCTAGGTGAATAATCATGTTGTACACACATAACAGCATATTGATCATCTGCTTGATCAAATAGTTCTTTTATATCTGTTTTTAAGATCATATCACAGTCCATAAACAATGCCCATCCTTTAAAATTACACAATTCAGGTATTAGAAATCTGGTAAAAGTAAATTCGGTACTAGCAAGTTTATCAATGCCTCTAGTATACCATCCTGCATCACGTAGTTCTTGTTGCTTTAGTGGACGTACACTAGCATTAGATTGTTTACTAATAATACTATGCTTACAAACTTGGTATGCAATATCTTCTCTAGTATCGTATCCTACAAATACTTTCATGTTTTCATACTTCCTGATAATGCCTGTTTTAGTTCTTCTTCAGTTACACAGACAACTGCTTCTATTTTCTTAACTTGTTTGTATTCTCTTACAAGTTTTTCAATAAGTCCCGGATATACCATTGGATCAGTTATGTCTGCTTCGCACATATCTTTTGATTCATAAGTGGGTTCGGTAAAAATATACATATCTCTACCACCGTCAGTGTCTTGTAAAGTCATAGCAAATACTACAACTATAATCCAGTTCATGTATCTTTCCTTTCTATATCTTCTTCAACACAGTTAGATCCGTATTGTATTTCTACTAATTTTAAATCTACGTCATGTTCGTTAGCGAGTTGATGCCATTGCCCTACAGGTATATGCAAACTTTGATGTTGTTTAAATACACCATGTAAATCAACATCTGAACTACTGTCTAGTGTATAAACTGTTGCTGTGCCTTCTGCAACAAACCAATGTTCTGATCGTTCTTGATGTCTTTGCATTGATAGTTTGCCACCTGGCGGTACTGCTAATTCCTTAACTTTTGTGTGGTTATTGTATTCATGTATCACTCTATAGTACCCCCATGTACGTTCAGTCTTAGGTGCTTTCCACTCGTCTAGTATCCAGCTACTTGAATTCTTTTTATCTTCGCCACCAACTCCAAACGCAAATTCTACATTGGGCATATCACCATATGTAGCATACTCTGGTGTTGTTGTGTTAGTTCTATCTCCACCGTTAGCAAAGATTACTTTGATGTCTCCATGTGTACTTAGCGTATGAAAAATTGCTTGACAAGCCGAATCGTCACTGTCGTCGAATCCAATTACTTTATCTACAATTTCCATTTGTTGTATTAATGCAAAACGTTCGGTAAAGGGCATAAAGGGTCTACCTTTTTTACGTGTAAGCCACGCATCACTGTTCACGCCAACAATAAGTTTGTCGCCGAGCTTCTTTGCTTCTTTGAAATATTCGATGTGGCCGGAATGTAAGGGATCAAACCCGCCTGTAACTAAGACTACTTTCATGTAGATATTTATGTGCTACTTTAATAGTGTTTGGAACTTTTGGTAAAATTCATTATTTAAATGTCTACACTCTTGTAGAAATCCGTCTATTGCATTTTTCTTTTTTGTAAATTTATCATTTATGCTATCAATAAAATGCGGTTGATGTTTCATATGATCAAATTTAACACTCCAACTTGCAACTTGTACATTTTTTCCTAATAGCTGTGCCCAGTAAGCACCATGATAACTATCTGTTACAATTGTGTTTGCACTACCTAAAAATTCAATAACTTTATCAAAATCCATTACATTATTTTTTATGTAAGGCAATGTATCAGGATTTGTAAATTTACTTTTAAATGCATGTGTAAAATATACTACTTCGCGTTTAGATTTATACTCTTTATCAAAAGCAGAGTGCATACAACTTACGCACGGCAAATAGTATTGATGGAACCCTTCTATCCAATCTCGTATTCCTACTAAGGTTGCATTGTTTATCCAACTAGGATAGTATACATCACCTTTTGTTTTAGCAATATGCTTTTTACCAAAATTATGTCCTATCCCCCATAGTGTTGTAGTTGCAGGTTCCTTTGACATTAATGTTTGTATATGGTTACTAAATTTTTTATGTATTAATCCACCACCGCCGACAACTAAATGTTCCCCGGCAATCGGATAATCATTATACATTAATTCGCCCGATAAACAGTTCATATCAAAGTATCTACTAGGATTACAATAAAAATCTCCTATATTATTTTTTACTTTTCTATGTACTTCGTATATCATTTTGGATTGGCTATAAAATTATGATATAAACTACTATTAGATGCTGTATGTTCTTGTAATTGTTCTTTAGTACATACATTCAAATCTAGATCTAATATATTGTAATTTAAATTATTAAAAAAATCAAATATTTCCCCACTACCGTAATCGTAGTTTGTCATATGTACATCAGCACATTCAAAGTAAACAAATGGCTTTGAACTTTTAATAGTTTTTTCAGCACCTCTAATTGTTTTTAATTCATTGCCCTCGACATCTATTTTTATTAGTCCTACGTTTTTTAATTTATAACTATCCAATGTTTTTACAGGAACTTTTATAGTTCTATATTTTCCACCTTCACGTTGTTTAGTTAGTCCGCTCCAACCACCTAATTCTAAATCTATATGAAAGTCTAGTGTGTTTGATTCATCACTTAGAGCTACACCATGGATATTGACCCGGTCATTTTTTCTATGTTTACTATCTAGCCATTCATAAATGTTTGGTGTTGGTTCAAATAAATGTGACGGACTATCTGGAAAATAGTAGGCTATCTTTTTAAACCAGTGACCTTTTCTTGCACCTATATCAACTATAGTGCGTTGTGGTGTAAGATTTTGTTGTAACCAGGGGAAGATAATAGCATCTTCAGCTCTTTTAAAATTCATTTGCAATTCCATATTAAATTTGTTTTGTGACGATCCATATGCACAACTTTAAAAACTTCTTTAAATTTGTCTATATCTTCCGGAAAAAATCTATGGTGCCAAGTTTGTTTAAGGCCCTTGTGTCCTTTTGTAGAATAGTGTGTTAGTATTATCCAACGTTTAGCATAAGGCTTGTATGCTTTCAAAACCTCTATTGGATTTTCTAAATATTCTAATAGTCCTATTGCTATGCCTAAGTCGTATTCTTTCTTTAGAGGTACTATTTCTTTATTAAAATCAGTAACTATATCTGCTGTGTCAACTCTATCTAATCCCATGTAGTCCGTTACTACAACACCTTTGCGTGGAATAAAATAGTTTAGGATATCTTTATCGCCGCAACCTAAGTCTAGCACACTTCCGTTAAATCCCTTAATTAATTTTAAGATTTCTTTATTACGTACTCTCCACATATTTTTATATGTGTAAGAAATAATTTTATCTTCCATTATTATATCCTTGCTTAAGGTGTTGCCATGTTGTGCCATTAGCAATTTCTTCTAGAGTCCATTGCGTGTATGCCATATCGTACAACCATTGTGTTCTATTTATCTGGTAGTTTAATGACTCTAAATTTTTCAATGTATCACTTATATCCCAGGTCATACTTTCTTTAGACAAAGCAATGACTGGTTTGCCTAAGCATACCGCTTCAACTAATGCATTTGTGTTATAGCCTAACACAACTTGACTATTTAATATTTCAGCTTCGAGACCTTTGCCACCTTCGTGTTGTCTTCTATTCTTAAATGTTTTACTTAATTCAATTGAAGGATCGTTTCTTTTTGCAATATTTTGTGCCACCCAAGGACCTGTTGTTAAATGAGGTCGGACTACAATTTTTCTATCGCTATGTTTCCTAATATTGCTTATTAGATCATTGAACCATTCTTCGTATGTATCCCACTCATCATAAAGACTATTAAGAGTTGTGTCTCTACGATTTTGTAAACAAATAAGAATATATTCGCCTTGTGTATAAGGCTTAACTTTTATTTTTTGATCCTTGCAAAGTTTCTCCCATCTGTCACCTGGAGAATTGCTATTATAAAATTTACCTGTGTTTAAGAAATGTTCCCAACCAACTCTATAACGCCAGCTGTTTATATTTCCTTCAATGTAACTATTTTTTCTGAAAGGTGTTGACTCGCATACTAGTTTTGGTTTATTAGTGCTGTCAATATATGCAAATGCATGATCTATTTTTTTAAATCTACCTTGTACATTAAGTTGCCAATAAACGTCAGCATCATATTGTTTGTCTTTTTCAAACTTTACTAAATGCCAGTTTGGTAGATCAAATTTTATTGGAAAACTTTTTGCTCTCGAATGATGGCTAAATGCAATTAATTTCATCTATCAAAACATAACCCATATTCACGTAAGAAGTTTTGTTTCATATTACTATTAGCTCTAATAAATTTTGTTTGCTCTGCGTTATAATTTAACCCGTAATCAGCAAACATATCTATCCAGTATTGTTGTGTATTACAATTAACATGATGATGGCCTAGTTTACCAACTGGTGCATATGTCATTACAACATTTTTACATAATGCAAATGCTTGCATAAAATTGTCTACATATTTTTGTTCAACATGTTCAACAAATTCACAACTCCATCCTAAATCAAAGTACTCTTTATCAATAGTTGCAGGACCTTTTGTAAAGTCTTGTAGTATAAAAGCGTCTGGGGTTTTACGTTCTAGTCTAAAGTCACCGTCAATACCGTATGCATCATAGTCTCGATCAAGTGCATTGTATACCATACCGCCGACACCACAACCAATATCTAAAAAAGAACTACAACCTTTTACTTTATAATGATCTAATACAAATGTATCAATATGTGTGCGCCAATTGTGTCCTCCTAGGTGAGGAGCGCCTTTTGGCGAATGTTGTACTCGTTTATTTCTTATTCCGCTCATAGGCTTGCATCTTCCATACCTGCTACTCTAAGTTTGACAACGTTTGTTATCTGCCACTGTTTTTGATCAAGTCCTTTAAGTAGACCCAACCATTTGTTACGCATTAGTGCAAATTCATTGATAATCTTTTCGTAGTCAACAACGTCTGCCTCACCGTCTACGTATTTTTCAACGTCACGGCTTGACAGAGCTCGTTGATAGTTTTCAAGATATTTCTTAAAGTACGAACTACGCAATCTACGTAATTCAATATTTAAATAGTGTAGTATAGCTTCAATCTCTTGTAACTGATTAAAGCGATGCTCAACAATGCCGGGCATTTCTGCCGCGGCACGTTCAACATTACCTTTGAGCTTTACTTCTTGACGAGCATTAACTAACTCGCTTTCAAAGAACGCTACAGCATCAGGTATCTTAGATACATCACGTGAGACTTCGCTATACCACCCCATTAGTCTTCATCTTCCCATGGATCATCTTCTGCAAAATTTTCTTCTTCTACATCTAAAAAATAATTAATTGCAGCATCTAAATGATTATCACTACCTAACACCGAAGTTAGTGTGTGATCATCTACTCCGTAATCAGCTAACATATCTACATAGCGTTCTGCCGCAACCTCAATATTTTTTTTATCGACATATTCTTTAAATAAAGTCCATATGTCAACAATTTGACCTTCGTCCATAGTTTACTCCTCGATTAATTCATGTTCGGCTACAACAACTTCGTCGTCGTCATCCGCGGTATTTACCACAGGTGCTAACTTTTCATTGTATTCTGACATGATCATATCCATCTTAGATGGTTCCATCCAAGCCTTACGATAATCAAGATGTTCTTCTCCAGCTAGATCGATATACTTGAGTCTATTGCCTTGCTTCTCTAACAAGCCTTTTTTCTCAAATAATTCAATAAGACCACTGTAAGGATTCATACCTGTTTCATATGGAATCTTTACTTGTACACCTTCGAACGGTTTTGCATAACGAGTTTTCATTACTTTACAACCTGCTCTAATACCACGTACTTCACTGATCTTATTACCAGCTTCGTCTTCTTTAAGTTTCATTTTCTTCATTGCAACAACAATACTTGATGCATAAACAAAACCTTGTCCACCACTGATCTTGTCATCTGGATCAAACATATCTTGTGATGCGTATGTATGGTTAGTACATACTAGTCCTACATTAAGTGAACCAATCATGTTAACTGTGTTACGAACAAGTGCGGTCAATTGCTTAGGCTTACGACCCATATCACCTTTCATATCACCCTTACTAAACTGATCTACGTCTGTAGGTGTTAACAACATACCTAAAGAGTCAACCACAAACAATACTTTTGGTCTGTCTTCTTCAGCCATTGCTTTATAGTCTGCTACAAATGTTGATACTGTTTTAGCAACATCATCAATCATACTCATGTTAAGTTTTAGTAGTTTTTCTTCTGACGTGTCTACATCTAATGCTTGTAGCCACGATTCATCAAGTGCGTTCTCTGAGTCAATTAGTACTACAAAGATGCCTTGATCTTGTGCGTGTTTTACGATGTTACCTGAACAGAAATAACTTTTACCTGCTCCTGATTCACCTGCAAACACAGTTACCTTACCTAGCGGAACACCTTTGTGAAAGTCGCCACT